TATCTTTATATATCTCATCAAGTTGATCGCCAATATCACCATAAGCTGCTTTTCTTGTAGCTCTTACAGTATTATTTGTCTCTTCGGTATTTCCAGCCGTTTCATAATTTGCGAGAATTGCGTCCGTTGGTTTATCTAAACCATCGACGCTCCACTCTTTTATGTACGGGCCATTACCGTCAGAGTCATCCTGTAAAGATACATTGCCCCCTGGACCGAAATCAGCCGTTTTGCTGTTCGCTTCACAGTAAAGCTTAACTTTAGTTGATAGACTTGCCATATAGACCTCCTTTTAAAATTGTTATCATTCTATTATCTTGTATGCTCCAAATTTACTTCCAGCTATTGTCCCAACAATTCTAGGGTTACTACCTGTATCATTGTCATCAATTTGTCCGTATGCTTCTACATAATCAGAACTACCATTCATATCTATTACTGAACAAACAGCTAGACTACAATCTCTTAAAGCATTACTACTGTAAGCAGAAATACTTTGCCTAGCAACACTACTTCCATTTTTATAAATATAAGCCCACATTACTTCAAAGTTTCCATTGGCTTCAGTTGACATCCACAAAGTATGATAAACAAAATATTTTCCAGCAGTTGTTGGTGTAAAACGGTAATTTGTTGAATGGTCATAACACCCTCCAACATCAAAAGATTCTGTATCATAAGCCATTTTTTCAGCAGTATTATCACTTACATTTGAAGAAGAAGCTTTGTATGCTTCAAAAGCTGGAGTCATAACTCCACCAAATCCTGTTTGCGTTCCATTATTTGTAATAGTACAGCCAGACGGAACGGTGATTGTTTTACCGCTTGCGCCAAGTGTTACATTACCTAATAAGTTTGTAGTAGCACCTGTGTTTACAGAAACTGTATCACCTGAACTACCAAGCTCTAATGATGTTCCTGATTGTGGATCTAATTTGTCTACGAATAAAGTTCCCATTATATAACTGTCAATGTCCCTTCTACCGTTATGGTGTTAGTAAAGTTTACTGGTCCAGCCACAAACGCATTTTGTGTTGACGCTACTGTAATTGTTGATGTTACTGTTGCCAAGTTTAAATACATCCCGTTAAACGAACCTGAGATCGCGGTGTGATCGACACTGCCATCTGAGGGAGTTTGTGATCCAACAGCAGCTCCTATGTTTACGACATACGCTGCATCTGAAGATTGTAATACATTTGATCCTGTTGAGAGTTGTGTACCGCTTGCTGTATAATCAACATCTGGTTTTTGTACGACGTTGTTGACAACAAATCTTATTTCTGACGAATTGGCAACAGGTGTTGTTAAAACAAATGTTGTTGCTGACCCGTCACCCGTAATAGTCTGGGTAGACATGGATTTAAATTGATCACTATTTTTTGGTCCAATATAACCCATCTACTCTCCTTACGTGCTTATGCTGTCAATATACGATAACCAACAATCAGCAGAACTTGCTGTGTCACTCTCTACTTTTACAGCATCACCACTTAATAAATTTACTTTTGCACCACCGTCAATAAATTCCATACTAGAGCCTTGAGGGATGCTAACGTTTTTAGCCAGGTAATAATCATTACCACCACTGCTGATATAGACGTCTACTTGTATTGTCTGTGTCACGACGTTTGCAACACGAATACCGATAACAGCATCATCAGAGTTAGCGGTTAAAATGGTAGAAGCCGAGGTTCCTATATTTCTTGCTTTTGCGTTTTCAAAATCTTGTGCCATATATTATCCTTGTATCAGAGTGCCACCGACATTGCAATTACGAAGCCAGCACTAACACTACTTGATGTAGCCCATTCAGGAGCGGTTCCTCCAGCATTAACTTGTAATACTTGACCAGCCGATCCTAAACCTAAACGTGCAGGTGTATTTGCTGCAGACGCATACGGCACATCACCTTGTGTGGTAAGCACCATATCCATTGTTTTACTTGCAGGAAATGTACAGAATACATCTTTTGTCCCTGAAGAAAAGTTGACCGCAGAATCACTGTTAGAGCTGGATATAACTGTTGTTCTTGTTAGTGTTGAGCTATCACCGTTAAGTGTACCAAGACCTACTTCAAACTCATTGGCTGTTTGATGGACGATAGCATAATAGGTTGTATTACTATTACCAACACCAGCACCAAAAGTTTCAAATGAACTTACTGCACCAGCGAGCGTTATCGCTCCTGTGCCTGTAGTAGTCGTGGTTTCTTTAACACGATCGTTGAGGACTAAAGCCATTTAGTCCTCCTACGAAATTCTTATAATAGCATCACTTGTATTTGCTGCAGGGAACTGCACAGTAAACGTACCGTTTGATGCTGTGAAGTCACCACCAAATGCTAATATACAAATTGCATCTGTTGTACCTGTACCACCGTCAGTCGTTGTATTGTAAATCAACGCACCGTTCGCTGTAAAACTAGCCGAGGTCCACTGCGCATCCGCAAAATCAACAAAAGCTGTTGAAGCTGAAGATCCACCTGTAACACCGTTGTTTGTTAGTTGTAAGCCACCTGCTGTATAAGCAGAGCCAGATGTATTTGTTATTTCGTTAGTAGTTGAATAATCTGTAGTAGTAGCACCCAAAGTTGCAGACGAAGTGTACAACGCAATGTTGAATGTATCACCACCAGACGAGTCAAAATCATGAAACCCTTTTAAAAGATCCCTCTTAAAAGTGTTGCATATTGCAGACGATATTGCCATTTTTTATCTCCTTATGGTTGTTTCGATTCAAGAGGAAAACGGAGAACGCCATCAGAGTATTCATCACGTCTTCTTCTACCTTGTTGTTCAAGTTGCAAGCCTTGTAGTGCTTGTTGGTAGCCTTGTTCATAGAAAGCTAAAAGATTATCAGGCCCTTTTAAGAACTTATATGCCTCCGATAAGCAAGCATATAATAGAACTCTTGGAGCATTTGTACTCACCCAAGTTGTTGTATTGGTTGAGGATAATCCTGCTTCCTGTTTGTTCAAAGCTAATTCGATATTATAATTGGAATTTGGCGTAGGTGCAAGGTATATTGTGTCTTGATCCCACATTGCATAGTATTTTGGTTGTGCTTGAGATGTCCTATCAGGCCAGTATTCATTCATGTACGAAATGTCTTTTTGCTCCAAATAGGTACGTGTAGGTGTTCCTGTTGATGGATATATCTGTGCTGATCTAATAAAGGCTAATTGCCCTGTATTTGCACCTGGTAAGGTAACAAAGGAGTTCCCTTGGGTTAAACTAGCAAATTGATAAGATCTAAAAACATCTAAATCAACATCTCTAAATATGCGTTTTTCTGCATGTTCTATAAAATCATTAATAATACTGTCTGTTAAAACATCACTAGATGTCTCCGTATAATCTCTGATTTGTGTCTGTAATTCTGAATACGTTGTCATGATATACTCACCGCTACTTTACCAATAAATGATTTTATTTCTATATCTTTATTTTCTTGATCTGTCCCATCTATCGGTTGCATTGTATTAACAACAACTGTCTCAAAAGCTCCAGGAGCTGGAATAGGGTTAAATTGTGATATAGTCTGCTTTTTTACACCAAAAATATTTCTTGCATATAAGTTGTTAGTTAAAGGCACGATAGCATTAACCTTTTGTGATTTTGCATACTGCAAAGATTCTGGATCGGATACCTTTGGTAATGGCTCTAGTTGAGGATGCTTTGGTTCAAACTCACTGATATGAACCCACGAACCATTCCATTCTTGCACCATTTCATTATAAGGAAATGCCATACCTGATCGATCAGATATTCGTTGTGCGAATTTTCCTGACGCATACTTAGCCATTTAGGCTCCTGGTAAATATGTTTTAGGTGTTAAAAATAAACTTGTTCTTTCACCATCTTGATCCGCCGCTCTTTGAAACTCATCTTCATAAACTTGTTTTAAAAGTTGAATTCTCTCTGGTGCTTTTTTCATCGCTATGTAATAAGCTAATCCAGCAGATAAACATGGAAGAAAACGAAAAGGAATCTCATTATTATTCGTGTAGTCACCCGAATCCTTCATCCGAACAAGAGCATAATATATTAGAGTGTATGCTTCATCTGCAGCAGGATATAGATATAGTGTTGGGTTTATCGTACGTTCAAAATAGTATTGAGTTGGTCTTCCGCTGGTCGTTTTGACTGTATAATTCCAATAAGTAGCTCTACTAATACTTGATGTTGAAAAATCATTATTACTTGAGTCTCTAATAATAACATCGGTGATGTCAACAATCTGTTGACTATCATCAGCAGCTGTTCCAAATAAATTAGTTCCAGTTAAAGCTGTAGTGTCAGCAGCTAATGTTTTTTCTTGTTTTTGAATCGTCCAAAGATTTAAACCTCTGTTAGCCCATTCAGCTAACATTAAATTAAGAGAACGTCGTGCGGTCTTTATATCGTAACCACTACGAATCTGTAGACCGCATCGTTCAAAAGCTTCTTCTGATATATCATCAATTGATAAATTAAAATCAGATGTTGAAGAATAAGTTGGCATCTATTTTTTCTTACCTTTTTTCTTCTTCGTTACTTTTTTCTTTTTACCTTTCATGACTTTACCACCACGTTTCATAGCCATGGGATCTTTCATCATACCACCGCCACGCATTTTATTAATTGATTTTTTCTTACCCATCATATTGACCTCCGAATATTCGTTTATAGGTTTTTTGTCTAGATACTACGACGTCTTTATAGTACCCTTTTGGCCACTTCTTATAGTAACCTTGACGATGTAGTTTATCAGAAGCTTCCTGTAATTGCGAGAACTTTTGTATCAACATCATAGAATACATCAAATCACTCTCTACAATTGGGGTCTCCCCATTTGGAGTGACGAGAAATTCCTGTTCTTCCTCGTTGGCTGGATTGAGGGGATGAAAACCCATAAAAAATATATCCTTTTTATTATACCAATCATTGTATGCATCAATAATGTCCTGAAATTCCTCTAAAGAATAATTAAAGTACGGATCGCAGAATATCAATATCTCGTGAACAGAAAAATCTAATTGTTTTAATTGAGCATTAAGTTCTGTTTTATACCATTTGTTTTTACGTTTTACCTCAACAACAACCTTATTATCTTGCCATGTTTTCTTTGCAAAAGGACAAGCAGGAAAACCACCTAAATGTTTATTAGGTATTTCAAGGAAGTGTTCGGACCATTTGCGAACATCATTTAGTATATCTTTTTTAGAAGACACCTTTAAAATCAAAACCTTTAATGGCAGCGCCTGCACGTCTACTATTAGAAACTAAACCACCCATTGCTAATGTTTTAGCTCTATTTGGTTTTTTATCAGCTCTCCTTCCACCAGCTTCTACTTTCTTTTTTCTAGACACTGCTGTTCTTTTTTGTGATTTTGACATTGCTCTTGCTTTTGCTGCAGGTACACATTTAGGATAATTTTTTCTCTTCTCTCCACCAGATCTACCGCATTTAGGATAACTTCCATCAGCTTTTTTATTGGCTATATCTACCCAATTTTCTTTTACCCAAGCTCTTAGTCCTTTTTTAGCCATTATGAAAAAGCAGTGATCTTACGTTTACTTTCCATAACTCCACCACAACCTTTAGCTATACCACCTTGATTATAGTTAGATATTTTTTTTCGTTGTTGTGAAATTTTATTTATCATACCACCACTAGCTTTTTTCTTTGGTTTCTTTTTTCCACCTGGTTTTATTTTTCCAGAACAAACAGCACTTGCATACATATTAGCATAAGCAGAGGGGTAAACGTCAAATTTTCTTTTTGCTGCAGCTTTACCTCTAGCACATAATTTACCCATTATCCTTGCCCTCTGTATTTAACGTATTGACGTCTTTTGTTTTTGTTCTTTGGCCTACTGCGTGGAGAACGCCCTATACTAGTTCTTTTTTTAACTGGTGTAAAGTATTCGTTAGAGGGTGTTTTAGCCATGCTACATCTGTGATAAAGGGTTCTCTAATGCTAATTTTATTCTTTTATCTATCTTTTCTTCTAGCTCAGTCATGGCTTGCTCCAACTTATCCTTTAATCGTGCCATGTCATCCTGAGTGTCCTTCGTGGTTTGCTTTAACTCCTGGCTGGTTTCTCTCGAATCTTCTTTAACTAATTGTTCAACATCATTTACAATTCGTTCTATTCTTCTAACATCTTGTCGTAAGTCATTTTTAAGTTCGTTTGCAACATCAGACACTAAAGATATTTCTTGTAATATCATGGTCATTTCTTGTGTAATCATCTCAACTTCGTTTTGAATTAACTCTGTTTTACTTGTTAATTCTTCTTTAGTAAGGTCTAATCTTTTATCAAAACCAGATAAGTCTGGTGCAACATATTCTTGTATTTGTTCTTTCATTGTTAGATAGTCTTTGTAAAATTCAAAGCCGCCCCACAAAGCGCCACCAGCTGTAGTCAAAGCTGTAAGTATGACAAATATCTTGCCACCTTTAAATTTAATTCCACCAGGTAATTCTACTTCTGCCATTGTAACTCTATCATATCATTCATCATGCCGTCACTTCCACCAAATAAATACCACTGCGCTATATTGTTATTCTGTATCTGTGCATCTGGTATCATATAGTCAGTAAAGAAATCTAATCGATCCACTAATTGTTTTTGTGATTCAAAAAAAGATTTTGTATCTCCTAACACTTGCATCACAATTAATGTTTTTAACTGATTTGTTGAGTCATATCTACCTTTATCACCCATCTTCTTTACAATTTTCTTTGCGG